TTCCTTGTATCTAAGTTTTTAGTATAGTAAAATCTAAGGAAATAACTATAAAATGGGGATATATATGGATAGCGCTAGGGTTATACAATATCTAAAAGATTTAAAAGCAAGCGGAGTTCCAGAAGAACAAGCCGAAGCCCAGCTTATTGCATTAGAGAATATGTTACAAGGTTTGGCAACTAAATCTGAGCTACTTGCTATGAAAAACGAGCTGCTCGATAAAATCGACACTCGGCTCGATAAAATCGAGGGCATATTCGACGGCAAACTCGATAAAATCGAGGGCATATTCGACGGCAAACTCGATAAAATCGAGGGCATATTCGACGGCAAACTCGATAAAGCAGTAAACAATTTAAAATGGTTTGTAGTATATGTTGTTGCTGGAACGTTTGCTGTATCATTTATTTTTCCAGTCGTGACTGGTTTAGTAGTTAATGCAGTATCTAAATGGATTGGAAAAATTTGATATGCACTTTAGTAAGGAAATTATCCTAGGTATTCTGTTAGGCATGGTTTCTAGTGCCATTATTTTGATCGGAACATTTCTTATAGCGTGGAAGCCATCATTAGATAAAACACAAACTCCTGATTTTGTAATAGCAGTAGCATTGTTAGGATATGTTGCTCTTTTATTTCTTTTATTTGCGTGATCTCCTAATGGCTGTCAGTTTAGTATTAAAATCTTGTGCCAATGATTTAAGTATTGGTGCGTTTGGGTTGGGCTGTTCCCTAAACGCTGTTACAGGGTAAGCAAAAGTTAAACAAAGCGCGTCTGCTTCGTCTGACGATCTTATTCCCCTCTTTTTCATGTCCTCCTTTTTCTCCATAACTAACCTAGAGTTGGAATCAAAACTATAGCGTATTCCACATAAATCCGCATGTAAGCTGTCTGTATCTGGTATTTGTACTGGGATATCCTCTAACCAATTTGCACATTTGCCCCACATTTCAGCTCGCTTATTTGAATACTTCTGATCATCTAAGCTTTTTGAACCCGCGTTAACCGCAACTACGGCCTCTTTATGGCCTAATTCATTTAGCCTATCTACAACCCCAGCTCCTAAGCCGCCCACATCTACAAAGACCTTTAAAGGCCGATATTGTTCAATCAAAGAATGAACAATGCCAGTTACCTCCATTGTGTCTTTCTTAGTATAACTTTGTAACCCAAATGCCACACGGCCTTGCCTAAAGATAATTGATGTGCGATCATCACCAAATCTTGCAGGGTCAACGCCCATAATTAAAGGCCCATATTTTTCGGCTTCTCCTTTTCTGGCACGCATCACTGTTGAGGAATCTATAAATGAATTCTCACCTTTAAGTTGGAAAGCTTCATTGGGATTACATGGATATTCCTGGCAAAAGCTCTTCTCCCCGTCTTGACCGTTAACTGATAAATCAGTAATCTTAAATCGCCGCCAAGCTATTTGCTCTAAGGTTAACCGATAAGCTTCAATTAAACGTAACTCTATATGGTTAGGTTTAAAGTCTGGCGGCACTGACCTTTTATATTCTTCTTGCCAAAACCAAGGCACGAATACCGCAATAAAATCAGACATGCCGCTTTCTGCTTTCTGCCACATTTGATGGAAATAATTACCGACACCATTAGCGGTAGATTCCAGTATGATTTCTGTACCAGTAGAATCAGGCACCGCTTGCAGTATACCCTTAGTATGTTCTTGGGCGTTTGCCCAAAAAGCAATCTCCGAGCCATGGAATAATTGAATAGTGCTGGAACGACCGACCGCTTTGTTTTCGGCTGTTCCTAGTTTATATCCGCTATCTAAGCGCCCAAAGATTAGCTCTTTAGAGTTGTTAGTACTGATATCGGGCTGAACTAAGTTTGGCGTGTTCTGGTAAAAACGCTGAGCCATTTTAAATAGGTTGTTGGTAGCATCCAGTGCATGTGTTAAGATAAAGCATTGTGTACCCTTATTGTGAGTGGTCTTATGATAGAAGCGTCCGCCCACATAAGTTGAGCAGCCCTGCTGACGCCCTTTCAAGATCAGCGCCCTAACCTTACCTGTTTGTAGTCTTTGCTCTTCTAATTTCTGATGGATATATTCTTGCGCTTTATTTAAAATAAACGGCGAAATCTCGCCTTGCTTAGTGCGAATTTTAAGACAACGTGATGCATAATGTAAAAAGTTATCTTTTAAATGCTGGCGTGTTTTAATCTCGTCTTCAGTCATTTGTTTTTAGCTATTGTAATTTTTTTTCTTATTCTTCTTATCGCCTTACTTTTAATTTCAAACGGCCGAGACCAACTCACACCAAAAATTCCAGCTATTTCTCTAAGGGTTAAACCATCCCTATAATAAAAGTTTAATACTTGCTGTTCTTTATCTGGTAGTTGTTTAAGATAGTCCGGCAATTCTTCTATCTTTAAAGGGTTGTCTTGTACAAACTCATTAATTAGTTCTAATAATGCTACCAAATTATGCTTAGTACTATTGTATCCCATTATCTAGCCATTCCTTTTTAGTTGGTAAAAACCTGTCGAACATAACGTGGCTAACCCCACAATTTTTACTAAAGTTAATTATTACTGCCTGTTCGCCGGGAGTTAAATCATACCAAGGGCAGCTATAGTAACGAGCCCATATTTTACCCTCCTCTTCATCCATCCTTTAATATTCCTTCTAATTTTTGTTTAAATTCTGCCAAAGTAATTGGCGTTGCATCGACATCATCTGGCATCATAAATTCATATAGCATTACAGCTATTTGATATACTTCTGCATCATTGATGAACATTTTATTTTAAAAGCTCCAATGCATCCTCATGTTTAATACTAACTGTTGATTCGCTATGAACTCTGTCGCCGTAAGTTTTTGGTATTAGTTTTGATGTTAACCATTTGCGAGTGTCAACCCTAAGTCTTGCGTGTTGTATTCCTTCGCTGGTGTGTTGTTCTTCGTCACAAATATCTATAATTTGTTCTGCGAATAGATCGGCCTGAATAAGTTTAGCCTGTGCGTAGCGTGCAGCAAATTCTGGGTAATTAAAGCGCCATTCCATAAGGGTTTGGCAACAAGGAAAGTCTGGATTTGAATCACACATTCTGCGCATACCATCTGTGCAAGTGGATACCTTGTGGCAAATTTTATTTGCTAATGCTTCCGTATAATTTGTTGGTCTGCCACTAGTATGTTTACTTTTTACGCTTAGCTTGATTGGGGGTAGTTTTGCTATCTGTTTTTTTAACTTCTCGCGATTCTTCTCTTTTTGCGTCATTGGTGACTTCCTTGTCTATATTTTTTGTTGGTTCTGGTATGATACTATCTTCGGTTGTTTGTGTGCCTGTGCCTTTACAGCTTCCGCACTCACCCATTATCATACCTAATTTCATAATCTTTTTATTACCGCTACAGCTTGTACATCTACATTTCATAGTATTAACCTCCTTGTTATATTATAGTTTATTAATCATTTACAAAGTATGCCAATTATTCCGCCTAAACCAGCTATTAAAAATGCCATAATCCAACGGTGGTTAATGTCCATCTCGCTTCTAACTAAACCAATTTCTGTTTTTAAGTCTTTTCTAACTAAATCAAATTTAGAGTCGGTTCTAGTTTCCAGATGTTGTAAATTTTCTTTAGTCACCAAATGACTAATAGCATTTTCAAATGCCATTGCTTGATTAAAAGCTTGTTCATCCGGCATTCCGGCTTTAACTAGTTCGTGGTAATAAACTAATGCATTTGTTGTTGTCATAATCAATCCCCTTTTTTGTTATTATCTTCTTTTTTTATTCTTTCTTCCAGCCAAAATCTAGCCAAACTAGATGGCGACATACCCCTTTTACGTGCAAGTACGCTTAATTTATTACGCGTTATAGCTGTCAATCTCACGCTTAAAGGAGTTCCTAATAACTCTTTTTCTGTTTTATCCAACATTTTTATAAACTACCTCTTGACATTGTATCGTTTTGTATTACAATGTAGTTATTATTGCACAAAAACATAAAAATTACAAGAAGGAGAATAATAATGCCAAAACATACCATACTTACTTCTTATTACTGTGCGCCGATCCCGCAACGCCAATTTGATTGGACCGCAGTACTCGACGGTTACGACGGGGCAGAAGATGCGGTACTAAAGTATAACTGTTGCGGAAATGGTGCTACTGAATTAGAAGCAATACAAGATTTATTCGATAGATTAGAACTACTAGGAGAATAATAATGATAAACGGTATATACGACAATTTAGATATTAACGAATATCACGCAGACAATAGTATTAGCTCAACTGGTATCAATTTGATACTAGATTGTCCTAAACGGTATTACTATGAATATCACGTAAAACGTACAGAGTTAGACGAAAAAGAATTAAAGAAACAAGCTGAAAAATATAAGCTAGGGCGTGCTGTTCATACACTTGTATTGGAGCCTAAAAAATTCGATAATACCTTTTATTGTATGACAGAATCAGTGAATTTATCTACAAAGATTGGTAAAGAGATTTACGCACAAGCTGAAATTGCAGCTAACGGCAGAGATATTTTAAGAACTGGTGAATGGGAAGACATCAAAGACATGGCTAACGTTATATCTGCTCATCCTATCTGGAATGAACTTAAAGACGGTAAAGTTGAGCAATCTATATTTTGGGAAGGTGGCACATTTGATACACCACTTAGATCAAGACCAGATATTTTTAATGATAAATTAATAATCGACCTTAAAACTACTGATTCGATTAAAGCATTTTCAAATTCTATTTATCAGTATGGCTATCATAGACAAGCAGCTATGCAGATAGATGCATTAAAACAATTAGATGGTAAAAAAAGATTCTTTGCCTTTTTCGTAGTTGAGAAAAAGCCGCCTTATTTAACAGCGTGCTTTACTTTAGACGAAAGCTCATTAGCACAAGGCAGATTAGAATACTTAGATGGCGCAGCTTTATATACCGAATGTGTAAGGTATAAAGAGTGGCCTGGGTATGAAGAAAAATTCCAATTAATATCATTACCTAATTGGGCAAAAATGAAAGAATTAGATAATCAAGCAGGAGGATTAAAATGCTTAGCTCAAATGTAAAGCCAATTAAACCAAAACAAACGTTAACAGAACTTTTAGCGGATACTGATAGCAATATCTATTATACCCTTAAAAATTCGATTTACCCTGGGGCTAAAGATGAATCTATAGGAATGGTTTTAGCATACTGTAACGCTAAAAAGTATGATCCGATTGCTAAACCTGTTCATATTGTGCCTATGAGTGTAAAAAACAGTCAAACTGGCAGTTATGAATATAGGGATGTCCTTATGCCTGGGATTGCATCATATCGCATTGACGCTGATAGAACTGGGCTATATTTAGGGATTAGCGAACCTGAGTACGGTCCAACGATAACAGAAACGATAGGAACAATGGAAATATCTTACCCTGAATGGTGTAAGATGACTGTAGAAAAATATAATCCTACTAGCGGTAAAAGTTCTTTCTTTTCTGCCAAAGAATATTGGAGAGAAAACTACGCAAACAAAGGCAAAATAAAAGGAACATCACAGGTTGATGAAACCCCTAATGCTATGTGGACAAAAAGACCTTTTGGACAAATAGCCAAATGTACAGAAGCTCAAGTACTTAGAAAAGCTTTTTCAGATGTTCTTGGTGTGCATCCAACCTTTGAAGAAATGGAAGGCAAAGAGCCGAAAGATATTGTTAGTGTTGTAGATCTAGTTGATGTTGGCGCTACCATTACTGCCGAACAATTAGAAATTGTTAAAAGCAAAATAATATTGTCGGATAGCGAAGAAATAGCGTTATGTAATTATCTAAAAATTAATAGTTTAGATCATATGCTAGCCAAAGATTTTGCTGACGTCATAAGGCAGCTTGATAAAAAAATTAATAGGCAACAAAAGATTAATAGTTTGCCTATTAACAAAGTGTTTGAAGAAATCAGTACAAATGACTTGCAAGAGGCAAATTAAAATATTACTATTACCCTGCATTTTTTTATTCTTAGATCTGTTAGTGATTTGAAAGACCGCTAACAGATTACTCCTGGCCTAAAGGAGCTTCTAGAACTCCTTTAGGTTAGCTCAACGGGAATATCCTAAATTGTTAATTAATCATGGCTGATGTTTAGCCCTTACGGTCCTCCCTGGGTTTCCGTAAGGGCTAAATTTTTTATGTCTATTAATGCCTACTTCTTTGTTGCTCTAAGATTTTTCTAAGATACGCTCCCTTGTTTTTTATTTGGATCCCTTTTTTCTTTTCGTGTTCCCTCATAGCTACAATAATTTCAGTTAGTGCAGTAAACCCAAACTCGTTAACCCACCTCTCTACCGATTTCTTATTTACCTGCATCATCAACAAATCATTTTTTATATCAATTTGTTGCTCTTCTATCATATGATAGTTTGTAGTAGTTAATGATTGTGTTAAATGATTATGGGTGGTCTCTCTAGGTACACCCCCCCTGGTCTCTCTGGGTACAGCCCCCCTAGTCTCTGCGACTATAGGTGAAGAATTATCCACAGGGTTATCCACTGAAATTGGCATGTTATCCACATAGTTATCCACAGCGTCAGTATAAGTAGGCATTTGAATAGCTACATGCCTTGATAGTAGTGACAGGTTAATTTTATATTCGTTAGCTTTATGCATTTGACTGTTGCCTTGCTTTATTAAAACTATCCGTTTTTTATCTAACAAAGCTTTTATAGTTCGTTGAATAGTACTCTTAGAAAACTTAAGTTCAGCAACTAGAGTGTTAAGGCCAGGATAAATATTAGTTCCGTCCTCGCTGGCATATAAGGCCATCCTGGCGTAAACAGCAGTCTCAATTCCTGTTAGTCGATACTTCCCGTTAGAACCCTTGGCCTGGTCACGAAACGCGGCCAGCATTAACATAAAACACATGTAATTTACTCCCTGTAAATAATTGGCGTTTGGTTTGACTTTAGTGGTTAATCGGCTGATACTTTCCCTTTATCCATGCAAAATAATTGTGCCCTAGGAACACAACTCCGCCTAGGGCGTTTTTATATTAAACTCTGTACTCTTAAAGCCGTCAATTATTGAGATGATGGCCTAGCTCTTAACACTGATGGGTTACTATAAGAATAGACTACTGCATCTGCATCATAGATTGTCACTGATTGTCCAGAAGAAGGGGTAGTAGTAGTTTCTGTAGATGATGGGCTAAGAGTTAAAGGAAAAATCACATCAGTTAAATTTTGTTCTTGTCGTCTAAGATGTGCTGAACAATGATATAATAATTCTGGATGTTCATGATGCTTATGATGCTGTTTAAATTTAGCCAATGCTTTAATCACTAACATTTTTTCTCTAACTTCTCTAGGTAATGATGTTAATGAGGTAGCACTAAGAGATATTGGAATAGCATCGGTATGTTGACGAGGTAATAACGGCGTATCTTCACAATTAAATTTAGTTTGATTTTTAAACGACCATAGTAAAGATTTTTCTAGATCAATGGTAGATCCATATTTTGATAATGCTTGTGATCTCTGAATAGTTTTACGCAATTTCTTTTGTAATAATTCTTGTTGCTCTAAAAACACTTCTAAATCCGCATCGTAAATTAAAGCATCTAGCATATGTTTCCAATCATGAGGGTGTGAACCGAAATCATGTAGCGGTGATCTCCTAAAATTTCTAATACAAAACTCTATTACTTTTCTAATGGTATCACCTGTTATGTTATAACCTTGATTCTTAAATGCCTCTATTAACTCTTCTTCTCTTTGTTTAGTTAAATAAAAATCAGGGTCGCCATATTTAAAATAACAAAATGCTTTGGTCATCATACGTGAACAAAAACCAGTAATACTTCCGCCTGATGTTATAGCTGCATATAGTGTAACCAATGATTGAAAACTATTTGGAATGCCTAATGCTGTAATAATACCATTTAAAAATTGAAAGAAAGGCGCGCTTTGATAAAACAAAATACCACCTGCTATACAGCCAACAGATGTAAGAATGACTCTAAATGTACTTCTAGTCGTATGTTTTCCTGTTAAAACCGCCTCCAATTCCTCTTTTAAAAAAAGAAAAGGGAATAACAGTAGATTTATAAGTTGAGCATTTAATAAATAATTTGTCATAAAACCTTAAAGTATTGTGCATCTGTTTTTAGGCGGTCTTGGTGTATCTTTATGCACCGTAACTGGAGGCAACTCTAATACTGACATTATTTGTGGAGTTGCTGGAGGCGCAAACGTACCACTAGTTGGATGTCTAGTAGTTGGAGCTTGTGGGCTGGTAGATGGTTGTAATAAATCAAACGTTCCAGATGGATGTATTTGAAAATGTAATCTACGGTTAGCCACAGGACGTGCAGTCCATCTACAATTTGCCTTATAATATGGCTCTGTACTATCAATCCTCTCTATAAAAAACACTCGTCCCTGATGAGGTGGTGCTCCCATATCTCTAAGAAAAGCAGAATAGGAATGGCACCAATCTTCACAAACTTTTGCTCCAATTGCGCCAAAATCTTTGTATGAGGGGTTGTTCGAATTGTAACAGCGATCTCTTATTTCCAACCATTCTTGATACGCTGGCGTAATAATAACATCCATAACGCTATTAGCTTCGTCATCTGCACTGCTACCGCTAGATCTGGGTTCTCCAGTATACATCGTACAGCTCTCCTCTTTTTTTATATTTTCAAGAAAGTATAGCGTAAATATGCTGACAAGTTAGCAATCTACCGCAAGCTGTTCAAAATTTGAACAAACGAGGAAACCTCGGAAATTTCAGTAAACAGTTATCTTATCCACAGGGTTATTAAAAGATTTTGTGGATAAGTTTATTTACAAGAGTGTATTTACTTTTAATTATTTTTATCTTACGTTAATACTTATAATAATCATATAAATTTTAAAAACATATAAGGTGGAGTAAAAATGAGTAACGGTACATTGTGTTTATCACAAATTAGTAAATTAGTTGGGATGCATGGGGCATGTTTGCATGAAAGAGCAAAAGCTAGAAGAACTAAGACTCAAAAACTGTCAAGGGGGGGGCAATACAAGATTTTATTAACGCCCGAACAAATAAAAAAAATAATACACGATCGATTTAATCCTTTAAGCGGGAAAGTAATTTATATAGGAAATTTAAAAGGTGGGGTGGGAAAAACTACGTTAGCATATTTAACAATAGAGGTGCTATCCACACTAGGTTTAAAAACTTGTGCTATTGATTTAGATATTCAAGCAAATTTAACCAGACAATTTGATGGCATAAAAGCAAACCCTCCGGTATTTGCGGACTTGGTAGATAAAAAACTTAAAATAGAAGATATAATAATTAAATTAAGTCCTACTTTAGATATTATACCATCTTCGTTGAAAAATGGTTTAATTCAAAAAACGCTATCCCACGAAACCCCGAAACATTATTTAACGTGGTTTAATTCATTATGCCTTTCATATTTACGATCTAAATATGATGTTATTGTCGTAGATACTCCACCCAGTTTAACCACTCTAAACTCAGTATTTTGTTTGTGTTTACAAAGCACTGATAATTTATTGATTCCTGCTTGTGCCGATGAGTTTTCTATAATGGGCATAGAAATGTTTTTAGAAGACGTAAAAACTATCCGTGAATCCTATAAAACCAATTCAGAACCAAAAACAAGCATACTCATAAATAAATTCTTTCAGAATCAAACTAACAACATAGAAATGTTTGCCAAAATAAGCAAAGCATATCCTAACTTGTTATCTAAAAATGTAATTAAAGACTGCGCAAAAATAAGAGAAACAACTACCGATAAAAAACATATAGGAGACGCAACCAGAAAATCAGAGCTTTTTGATGTTCTTGTTACATTATTAAACGAGTTTAATATTTTAAAAAAAGTGAAATAAATAATGTCTGTCGATATAGATAAAATCTTAAAAAAAGCTAAAGAATTAAACGCGAAGAAAAAAAACAAGCCACAATGTAACTCTGTTATTACTGGCTTACCGGCTGAATATAAACCATGGTATCAAGGTGATAACTTTTCTCCTGAAGAAGCTGAGAAGTTAGAAACCTCTCAGCCGCCGATCATGGAAGTTTTGGTTACAACGGCTGTCGAGGATAATTTGGAAGTTACCAATCTTAAAACCATTTTCAAGGAAGATAACTTTATGGATAATGACAGAAAAACTGCTGAAACTCAACCTAGTACAAACCTAGTACAAACGGAGTACAAACCTAGTACAAACCTAGTACAAACGGAGTACAAACCTAGTACAAACCTAGTACAAACGGAGTACAAACCTAGTGCACAACCTAGTACAACTTTTAAAACGGAGTACAAACCTAGTACAACATTCTCAAGCTTGGTTGGCCTACAACGCAAGCTAGTAAAATTCGTTTATGACGAATGCAAGATTGCCAGAGCAAAAACAACAAAACAATTATCCATAGAATATATAGTTACAACGTTGGAAACTCCCTATTTTAGCATAAAAGCAACCATTCAACGTTTAATAAAAAAAGGAGTTGTCATCAGAACTGGTTTAAAACAAGGTAGGGGTGGCTGGGTGACATATGGTGTTCCCGACCTAGTGTTTAACGAAATATTAAGGTACGAAGAAACGGAGTACAAACCTAGTACAAACCTAGTACATTGTTCAAACTTTGAACAGAAACCTAGTACACAACCTAGTACAAGTCTCTCTAGTAGTAGTAGTTATATTAATAATAAAAATACTACTACTCAAACGGAGAGCCTCGATTATTCGGGTTTGGCAGGTATTGGTTTTACAGAAGACCACCTAACTCAGATTTTACGTGAGTATGAAAAAAGACCAGAGGTAGCTTTGTCCTCTGAACAAATCCAAAACTCAATTTATGCATTAGCATTTGATTTAAAACATAACGATACAAGCAAGCTTAGATCACCTATCGGGGTATTGATATCTGGTTTAAAAAATGGAAAACCGTATTGTAGTATAACCCCTGACAAATTTAAAACTCCAAGGGAAGAAGCTTTGCAAAACTTTACCACTATGGTTGAGCAACAACAAAAACGTGAATCCGAGCTAGAAAACAACATAAAACAAATGGAATTTGATAAATGGAAAGTTGAACTTACGGACAAAGAATTATGTGAGTTTTGCCCAATGGACGCAATCCAAGGAGGATTGTCTGAAAAACATCGACAAACGTTACAAAAGAAAAAAGCTCTAGAAATAGCAAAAGAATTTTTTGAAATAAACTTATGGCCATCGCTACGCAAAACCCTACCCTAACCAAGGCCGTTTTTAACGCCTTACAGCCTCTTTCTTTAGGTAACCGCTACCTACCTAGCGCCCCACAAAAATAATGGCTAATAAAGCGTTTAAATGAGTTAGTGTATTTGCACGGCTCGCGACAATTTAGGGAACAGTTTTTGGTAAGTTGATCCTGTTACCCTATATGCTATAAAAAGTTAATAACATGGGAGAAAAAAAATGCTCAAGGATAAAGAACCTCCACACCCTGGAGAAATACTACTTAGGGAATTTATAGAGCCTAACAATATAGCGCCACATAGGCTAGCTAAGGATTTAGGTTGGCCATATTCAAAACTAGAAAAACTTATGGATGGAGAAATAAACCTTTCTATCGACTCTGCTATGGAATTAGCAGAAGTTTTAGATATGGAGCCTGATTTTTGGGTAAACTTACAGGCCAAATGGAGTAAATGGCATGATAATCAAGCGCTAATAGATGAGAACCTTTAACACAAAATATCCGTGTAGTAATGTGAGTATTGTTCCAAACAAATACACCACATTTTTTAGGCGTTTAAATCCAGAGGTTATAGCAAACTCAAGGTTTAAAATATGCTCTTTAGTTGCGATAAGGCGTAAGTCGGTTTCACCAGCGAGCGCTAAATTACGAGCTAACATTTTAGCTTGGTGCTCTGGGAAACCAGCTTCAATAAATTCGTCAGTTTTTAATAACATGTTTATTTTCATCCATAAATTCCACTAAATCCGTTTAATGTTCCACGCGGAACATATATTAATCATCTCTAGAATGCTTGCTAGGTGGTAATAATTTCTCAATATCTATTCCTGTTTCTTTCTTAACAACTTCCTCTATAACTTCTTCGGCAAATTCAGTACCAGGATTATCAATTTTTCCAGTATACCAATAACAAACACCAGAGAAAATAACAGAAAGAATGATAATCACAAAGCAAATTACCTTGGTGTTTATTCCCATAGTAATAATTTTATCAACAAGATTATCAACACAAGGATCGCTCATTTTTTAGTCCCCACAAAATTATTGTAGTTGGTAATATATTCATCGATAGTAGCTTTACCGCCAGATGTATTATAATATTTTTTATAGTATTCTGCTTGAAGTTCCAAAGTGCTTGGAACTGGTTCGGGAACTCTACGATAATATATTCTAGCCATAGCCGTAGCATAATAAAGGTTGTACAACATAAAGTTAGCTGGTGGCTTCTTTCGCGGAAGACAAAGTTGCGGGGGGATTGCGCAAATTTCTATTAGCCATTCGAGAAGGTTTGGATGTGATGGTAGATAATTTTCCCAAATATCATCATGGGTAGCTGGCTGCATCTGATAAGGCCCAATTGCTAAAATGTTCTTTTGTAAAGATGCATATAAATCTGGGTTGGTGCCTTCTTGAAATAAAAATGTACCGCCTCTAGATTCTTGGGCGCAAGTTCCAACAAGCAAATCTTCTATATCTGATCCGTTAAGCATTAAAGCTTTTAATACGGGCTGGATTATTAATTTTCTAAACTGTAGGTTGTTAAACATTATTTAGGTTCCCTCCCAAGTACTCTGTAACTGCATCCATGGCCTCATCTAAAGAGTAGCATACAACAGCTCTATAGGCTCTGTCATTTAAATTATCAACCCATATTTTTTGATGATCGGAGAGACGGCCATTTTTAGATTTTAATTCTATAAACAACCCATGATAGCCATTATAAGGCACGGCCATGAATAAATCAGGTACTCCAGCCGTAACGCCTTGCGCCTTGAGGTTTTTAGCCTCAAGACTATTTCTACTACCCCCATTAGGAATAGCAAAGGTAATAAGACGTAGACGTGGGTAAAGAGAAAGCCACTCAAAGAATGCACTTTGGATCTTAGCTTCTGTTATCTCTATACCAACCTTAATTAGCAGAAGGTGTAGCAGGGGCTGCTATTGCAGAGCCTACAGCATTTACAACGTTTTCAGTAGTACCTAAAGCAGCATCGGCATCACTAATTACAGCACCAAGAGTGCCAGGAACTTTAACTGAATTAAGCATATCTAGAACTGATTTAGCTTCTGCTAAACGTCCTACTAATGCATTGTGGTTAGCAGCGCTTTGTTCAATTGCTTGAGCTAATTGTGAGATACGTTCAACTAATGATTGCATTGTCATATTTATATTTCCCTATATAAAAAGTGCCCCATCGTGAGGAGCGTTAATCGAATATTCACACAGCAGGCGTTATGGCTATCCACGAGACGGTAGTTGCAGCACCTGGATCGGCACTAAAACTTACAGTTAATGTGCCAGCACCTGGAACTACTTTAGTAATTGAAACAGCATTAGTAGAGGCTAAAATAGAGGCTGTCACTATGCTGGTTGCCCCAACATTGGTTGCGGTATAAGCATTGCTTGTTCCACCACCAGCATAAGCGGCAGTTGTTGCGGCATGTAATGTAAACCCAGCATCAACAATAGCGCCCACAGTACCAGTTGCTTTAACAACATTACCGCTTACTAATGCGCTAGGAGCTAGCACAAAGTTGGCAGTAGTAGCTGAAGGATCTGGAATTGTAAATGTTCTAACTCCAGCTTGAGATGCGTTCGTTACAGTGACCGCAGTATTTCCAGAGTTAGCGGTAGCCGCTACCACTAAATTTCCTTTGCTAGCTGTTGCTGGATAAGAAATAAAATCACCAGCTACGCCGCTAGATCCTGCCTGGACGTTTCCAGCAAAAGAACCGCCAGAACTTGCAGGAGTTACTAAACTGTAAACTAAGTTTGGAGCAGTACCTGTAATTGCTACGGCTAAAAATACAACTCCACTTGTGGTATTAACTAAAGCCATGTCTCCATTTGATACGGTTAATAAGTTTTCGTGGACAGCTTTGCTTAAATATCCTGTTGTCGTCACAGTTGCAACAGAGTCATTAGTATTTATAAAAACTAGATTAGGAATAACACCAGCTAATCCAGTAATGCTACTTGTAGCTTGTAAAATTGACATCTTCGCCCTCCATGGCTTTGATTAATTTACGTTTTATTTTGTATTAAGACTTATTTTTTCCCTTGTGAAGAGATTTACCAATGCGGCCTTCCATTTTACCGCCTTTTTTATTCATTTTTTCTCTTTTTTCGTAAGATTCTTCTTTACGTTCGTGCTTTTTCATTTTCGATGTCCTTATTAAAAATAAATTAATCTAAAGTCATTATAGTAAATCTTATACAAACCCCAAAGGTCGTCAAGAGCCATTGTCTATTTTTTTGCTTTAGATTTCTTAGTGGCCTTTCCTTTAGGTTTTACATGCTGAGGCAACTTTTTACCTTTAGGGGTAGCGGCTTCAAACTCCTTAGCTAATTCAGGGTGTTTTGCATACATGTATTTACGCTGGGCTTTGGAAACAAAGGGCACTTTATTTTCCCCTTCTTTTCATAGTTTTAACTTTTGATTTATCGGCTCTTTCAAGCTTTTTAACCGCCTTTTCTATTTTTCTTTCTTCTTTTAATTCTTTGCGTTCATGTTTAACATCATATTTCTTTGCCATATTTGTTCTCCTACGAATTAGTGGTGGCAGTTGAAGTGGAAGGAGTAGTAGTTGTTGTTGAGGTAGTTACAGTTGTACCAGTTGCGGCAGCCATAGCCGTATTAACTGAACTAATTTGAGCAGACAGAGTCGCGGTTTGGGTAGGATCGTTATTAACTACCTGCGCCCAAAGAGCAGCTACTTGTTGTTCCAAAGACGGCAAGGGTGGAATGGTTTGTTGTGCTTGCCATGCTGCCGTATTGGCGGCTGCCTGTGCAATTTCCGCATCAGTTAATGGTACTTGCTGGACAGTAAAATTACCTGCGCTCACTACATTTACAACGGTATCATAGTCACTCATAATATAAATTCCTTAAATTGAAATTCCATAAACACTAATACTTCCGCTGGTAATGTTTCCGCTACTCATGTAAAATTTTATAGCCGTAAATATTGCTGCTGGCTGGCTCCATCCAAAATATGAAATGGCGATTGCTGGTTCTTGAGAGGTATAGGATAAAAACCCACTTCCCGCAGCAGCGTTGCTACTACCATTTGTTCCATTTATCCACAAAGAGCCATTAACGCCAACGCCAGTATTGCCTACATTATAGGCGCCTCCTCCATTACGAGTAAATGCAATTTGAGAATCTGATGTGCCGTAAGTATCATATAGACTTCCAAGTATACAAGTTAAATTATTCCATACATAGTTTGTAGTAACATAGGTTGGGGTTGATCCTGTTCCTAATTGAGCATAAAAAATCACACCGTTAGTAGCTGCTAATACTTGATTAAAAACAAAAAGATATTGACTATAAGTGGAACTAAAAACATTAGTGAAAGCAAGAGATGCGCTATTAGATGCTGTAGCCGTTGCGATGTATACTAAGTTGCCCCCTCCTCCGCTTGCTGCTTGGAAAGTTGGAAGCGCCCCGGCGCCATTACTAGTTAATACCTGTCCAGACGTACCAACGCTTGCGATTGGTTGTAATGCGCCTGTTGATGTTGTACCGCCACATAAAACTGCATAAGCAGTAGTCGATGTGTTGCCTGTACCGCCATATGCCACACCTACTGCTGAGCCATTCCAGGTTCCAGAGGCAATAGTCCCTGTGCTAGTAATGTTTCCTTGTACGGCCGATGGCAAGGTCGAACTTATAGAAGGTACGCCCCCAGAACTTGTGATTAGTACTCCATTATTGGCGGTTGAAATTTGTCCTATGGTATTAGTGGCAGACGAATATAAAATGTCGTTTGCAGTGGTGGTGGTAGGATAAGTAGCAGTAGACCAAGAAGGAGCTGCGCTAGATCCTGACATTAATATTTGATTGGCTGTTGAGGTGCCTGAAAGCACTGCGAACGCCGATGCCCCAGAATAAACTATACCACCGGTTGATGCGGCTAAATTGGCAGCAGTACCGCCGTTAGCTAACGACAGAGGGAAACTTGGTATTTGAGAAGTCGTGGCTAATGTTCCGCTTGTTGGAAACGTGACGGAAGTAGTATTACTAAAAGTAAAAGTAGATCCGTATGCTCCAGATAGAGTTAAGCCACCAGCAGTAGAAATGCTACCGCCTAAAGTTATAGTGTAGGCACCGTTATTAACACCAGTTCCACCGTATGTACCAGTAATTAAAGAACCATTCCAAGC